TTACCAACTCCTTTTGCAACACCCTTGCCGACTTTTCCAAGCTTAGATAATACCCCTGATTTAGCAGCTGACTGTTCAACCTCTTCTACGGCTGTTATTACTTTTCCAGTGCTTCCAGTAACTTTCTTATTGTTTGCTTCTTTCATCAACTCAGAATAACTCTTTGCGCCTTTCGCACTCTTAGTACTAGGCATGGAGACATTACCACTTGATGATTCCATGATGTCATTTGCTCTTTTAACTTGAGAGGCCATTTCAAGCGCGGAAGCCCCTGTCTTTACCATTTCACTGCGATAATTACTAAAAGTAGGCCCTGCAGTTTTCATAAAGTCTTTTATAAGTTTTATGCCCTTATATACCTTTGAAAAGAAAAATACTGTTGGCGCTCCTACCGTGGCGATTAAACCTATTTCCACAGCTGTCCGTTTACCTGAATCACTCAGACCATTAAACAAATTACCTGCTGCTGAAAGTACGTTTGTGATCTCTCTTATTGCAGGTGTGAGAACATCAGAAACGTTTATCGCCATACTTTCAAGAGTTCCGTTTAATTGCTCTACAGCCCCTGCAAAATTATCCTGCATTGTATGTGCTGCCTTTGCGGAAGCCCCATCGGAGTTCTGCAATGCTTTTGTTAATTCCTCATATTTCTTAGGACCAGCACTAATGACTGCCAGCATACCGGAGGTGGTTTCTTTACCGAAGATCGTCGAAATGGCTGCGGCCTTTTGAGCCTTTGTCATACCTTCCATACCGGTTTTTAATTCTCCCACAATCGTCCCGAATGGAAGCATTTGTTTATGAGAGTCTGTTATTTTAACTTTTAAATCATCTAATTCTGCGGCGGCTTTATTAGTAGGGCTTACCAATGAAAGCATGGCTGATCTAAGCGTAGTACCCGCGGTCTCCCCACGAATACCCGCATTTGCCATTAAACCAGCAGCTGCTGCAACATCTTCTAGAGAAAGTCCCAATGTATGCGCCACTGGTGCGGCATATTTAAAGGTATATCCCAAGTCAGTTATATCAGCATTGGTTTTATTGGCTGACATTGCTAAAACATCAGCTATATGAGTAGACTTTGAAGCTGAGAGCCCAAATGCATTTAAAGCGTCTGACATAACAGAAGATGCCGTTGCCATATCGGCGCCTGATGCAGCTGAGGCATCAATAACACCCGGAATAGCTCCCATTATGCCTTTTACAGAGAAACCAGCCTGGGCAAGATTCATCATACCTTCTGCAACTTCTGAACTAGATTTAGTAGAAGCAGCTCCCCAATAGATTGCTTCTTTTCTCATAGCTTCAAATTGATCTTTGGTTGCGCCACTAATAGCCTGGACACCACTCATTTGCTTGTCAAAATCCATTCCGACTTTAACAGCCGCCGCCCCTAGATCAGCCATTTTTTTAGCTAACAATCCGGCCCCGATGGTTTCCATCGCTTTTTTAGCTGTATCTGCATTAAGGACTAGATCTTTAAGTGATTTGCTCGCACCGTCTACACTTTTCTTCTGCTCATTAAATCCATCTCTGGCTTTTCGTGTAGCAGAAGCTAAACTTTCATGTTGCCGGCTTGTGCTTTTAGCTTGTTGGGAATTATCCCTTAAGGAATCAGAATTCTTTTTAACACCCTGGCTTGCTTCAACATATTGCTTTCCAGCAGCCTCTATTTGTTTGCCACTAGACTTTGATTGGCTCTCGAGCTTCGCGGCAGATTTAATGGAGGCATCGATGAGTTTGTCTGCTTGTTGTAAAGGGTTAGAGTTGACTTCAATATTGACTTTCATAGTGGTGTTTCTTAAAGTCTTCAATTATCCATCAACTCCCCTCAAACAGCTTTAGTTTTAATCGGGCAGCCGCATTGGCTATGCCTAGCTGGTGAGCTGTCATTCTACTCACTTCCTCCTGGCTGGCTATCCCCGCCATAACGGGGAGCCAGAAAGAAAATTCTTCTTCAAGCTTTCGATCATATACTTCTTTTGGGTCAAACCTACAGTTGGCGTCCAAGAAAGTTGTCGGCTAGTGCCATTACCTCACGAAGGCCATTGTTTGTGTCCCAGTGATCCCAATCAACTTTTGGACTTACAATGACATTGTTCATGATTTCTTGATAATAAAGAGAATCAACAATATTTCCGAAACGGTTTTTAGATCGATCAACAAGTTCAATGGTGTCTTTTACACCTGGGAACTGAAAAGTATAATCTACCCCTTCAACCGTATGTGTTTCTTGCAAACCGAATTTACTAACAGGTTGTTGTTTCGTATTTGTATTATCCACAGGGTTACCAACAGTATTGTCCACATTTTGATCAACATTTTGATTTTCAGGCATTATACGTTCCTCCAATTTTTATATTGTTTTTATTTTTAGCTATTGATAATGTCAAAATCTCCGACTTTAATCGTATATGCTCGTGCTTCGTTGCCATCTGAGTAAGTCGCATCTGCAACCTTTGTGACCATGGCCTGTGTACCTCCACGTTTCTCTCCACCAATCGGATCATCCACCCAAATAGGAAAGAATGCGTGGCTTTTAGCCAGGCCGTTAAAAAACTTACAGAATGGTGATGTTTGGTTAAGAGTAAGTGTGATTGTGCCCAGCTTTGAATTGTTAATAGCCCACGTGGCTTCTCCTTGAGCATTTGATTCTACTGTAACGTTGTCATCATCTTTATTTGCTGTAACGAAAGTTCCTTTTTTAAACCCCGTTACACTCATATTCTGGGCTGTTACTGCAATTTGGGAAGCATCATAAACTCCATCTGCCATTTCGTTTCCTCCTTTTTATATAAAAAAGCGAGCTAAAGCCCGCAGTATTATTCTTCAATAATGGTTCCTGTTACGGTCATTTCATGAACCGCACCCTGTGGCGTGTACTGAAAGCTTAGCCCGCTATAAATACGCTTTTCACGATCTGTTTTAGGAATTTGATCAATCGGTGTAGCAGTTACTGAGAAAAGAGCATTTCCATTTACATCTTTTTCAATAATCCCATTTTGAGTGGCTGTCGTCAGTACAGTGGTTAGGACAGACGAAGCCATGGATACTCCAATACTATTGCTTGGAATTTTATCGTTGTCCGAAAGCAAGAGCTGTAGTGAATTTTCACCGTTAACCTTCACCCAGTCCTGGCCATGTAAGATATCAATATACTGTCCTGTCGCAGTGATTCCTTCAGACGTTTGAGGGATGCCGGCTTTTACTACATACATATTTGCCCCAGCTGCATGAATGACTTTGAGATCATCTGAAGTGATATCAACAGGTGTAATTCCTACAAGATTCTTACGGAATTTCCATGTTATTGAGCCTACTTGCAAAGAGGCTGCCTCCCCAATAATCGCTGCATCCAGCTCTTCATCTGTTTTACTAGGGTGATAATAACAAATAGTCCTAGAATTAGAGGCATACTGTGCCAGTTCGTCCTGTGTTTCTACTTTTAATACAAGGAACTTAAATTTATGACCTTCCAGCGCATTGGATACAGCCAATCTTTCAGAAGTAATTGCATCTGGTAACAGCAAAAAGTTCCAAGCATTACCGAAATACTTTTCAAAGGCTGCCACAATGGTTAGTCCCGTTGAAGGATCTCCTCCTCCAGTCGCACTATAAGTTGCCACTGCCACAATGTCAGGTGCATTAACTTGAGCAAAGACAGCTGCGGCTTTTTTGTAAACCGTAGTAGTTTCCGCATAATCTTTTACTAAGTCATCAATTGATGTATATTCTGTATAAGTCGACGTTGTTGAAGCAGATTCTGCTAAGATTAACGGCCGGCCAAGGCCCACTCTCGGAGAAGGGCGTTGAATATCTATTGTTACTTGAATGTCTTGAAGTGCCATCTTATTCATTACCTCCAGTATTTATTTGAATGCTTTCAATAAAATCAGCATTATCTACAAAGGAATCTCGGACACGGAGTTGAATATCAAACCCAGCTGTTCTCTCATAATCTATTGAAATAAGATTATCTCTGGCATTACTGTTAGACGTATCAACCAAAACAATCCCGTTATCCTCTAGTGTTTGTCTTCCTAATGTAGATTTAAGATAGGTTTCTAGCTTTTTCGACAAATTTAAAACGCCTATTGAACTGGTATCATGCCATGTTAGTGACAAGACTATTTCAAAAAGGCGTCCATCATAATTTCTTTCAATTTCAATCATGGGAGAGGTAAAAGTAAACGTACAAAAAGGATATTCAGGTTGATCACCTGAACTATTGCCTTCGATAAGCTGATATCCAGTTGCATCACTAACAGACTGAATAAGAGCGCTGGTTACGCTTGTGTAATCAAAATCAGTCAAAGGCGCTCACCCACTTTAATTCATATTGATTGAAGCCAGCATAATCGTCATATGGAATCACCTGCTCAACCGAGTATTTTTGGTTGTTGTAAATGATTATGCTCTTTGGCGGGATATATAAATCAATTAGCAACTGCGTGTCAAACTTAGTAAGACGGCCACCACTTTGATAAACTTCATTGGACGAATACGGAATAACTGCTCCTGTTGTATCAATAGGATCTGCAGTGGGCGATGCCTCCCATTCCCCGGTTTGCTTACTATAAGTCCCTTTTGCACCTGTTTCAGGCATGATGACCTGAATAGGAAAACTGTACTCAGCAAGCAAATCAGAGAAATCAAACATATTCCCCATCATCTCTCACCAACTTCCATGTAACATGACGTCTTAAGCTGCCATCAACAATTAACGGATTATCCGATCCTTTATTTTCAACAGTTAAAGGAGCATTCGGCGGTGTTCGAATATCCCTCATTTTTTCTTGAATATCCCCTACAATTTTTGCTCCTAATCGATTGAATACTGTTTTAGCTTCGATCTCTAACTCACAAACCTTTTCAATCTGACCTTCAAGAAAATCCAGCCACTCGTCATTCTTTTCATCAAAAGTTGAACGGATAAAGGAGCGTTCAG